CTTTAATGGAAGAACATTAAGAATATTTCAGGTTGGTCACAACTTTGAAGACTTAGCCATTGCATGGTTAATAAAAGCTAAATTTAATTTACTTACACAAGACAAGCAAGGTCGTCAGTTTGGCTTTGACACAGCAGACGGAGAAATTAAAGGCCATGTTGATGGTATCATTACAGATGGTCCTGTTGATTGGTCGTATCCATTTTTATGGGAATGTAAATCAGCTAACGATAAGAAATGGAATGAATTTAAAAAGAAAGGAACTAAAGAAACTAACCAAGTGTATTACGCACAGGTAGTATTGTATCAGACTTATATGGGTTTAATGGATAACCCAGCATTGTTTACAGTTGTAAATAAAAACACGCAAGAGATATATTTTGAAAAAATACCTTTTGATGCTAAAGTTGCCCAAAGGGTGTCGGACGCAGCGGTTTATATTTTAAAAGCAACAAGCAATAATGAGATGATGCCGAGGGTAGCAGCAAAAGCTGATAGCTTTTTATGTAGATTTTGTGAATTTAAGAGTAGATGTTGGGATATAAAAAATGATAAAGAACAACAATCTGGACTTCAACCAAGCTGGAAATGATATTCCATCGCAATTTGATGTAACAGATTTTAAAACGAGAGCAAAGGGATCACTTAAAAGTATATTTGGATACATGTTTCCAAACGGACGTATTAGAGGTAACGAATTTGTTATAGGAAACTTAGATGGATCTCCAGGAGACTCATGCTCTTTTAATTTAGATAAAGACGGACTAGGTAGTGAGTTTAACGGCGGTAATTCATTCAGTGATTTTATTGATGTATGGTCTTACTCTCAAAATGTTTCATTTCAAGACTCTGTAAAAGAAATATCAGAAAGATTTGGTATACCATTACAGCATACTTATGTGGCTCCTGCGGAGCCGGTATATAAACCAGAACCCAAGCAAGAAAAAGTTATAGAACACAAGTACCTTGATAGGGATAATAACTTATTATGTAGTGTACTTCGTATTGAGTATGACAACGGAGACAAAACTTTTAGACCTAGGCTAACAACAGGCGAGTACAAAATGCCAACTGTTAGACCTCTGTACAACATTCCAAAGATAGTAAACGAAGACACTGTAGTCTTTGTAGAAGGAGAGAAGTGTGTAGACGCACTAACATCGAAGAACATTCCATCAGCGAGTGCGATGGGTGGTTCAAACACCTCCATGGAGAAAACGGATTGGAGCGTCTTGGAGGGCAAGAATTTAATTATATGGCCAGACAATGACGAAGCGGGAAAGAAGTACGCTACGAAGCTCTCTCACTTTCTAAACAACAAATGTGCATCAATTAAAGTCGTTGATATTCCAGACCAAAAACCAAGAGGTTGGGATGTCGCTGATGCAATAGAAGAAAATTTTGACATTAACGAGGTATTAAACACTGAGGGCACAGCTCCTATTAATTTGTTAAATAACTCTTTATCTGTTAAAAATTTAGTTCAAGGCAAAGCCCCAGCTTATGAATATTTGTTGGAGTCTACTTTACCTAAAGGAGTTGCAGGTATACTTGCTGCTTCTGGTGACACAGGTAAAGGAATTTTGACTCTCGACTTGGGCATGAAGATAGCATACGGCAATGTCGGAATTGACAAAGCTTTTGATGCTACATTACTTGATAACGGCAATGTCGTTATCTTAACAGCAGAGGATGAAAAAGATGAAATACATAGACGTATTGAAAAGTTGGATAAAAACGGGCATAGATTTAGGGAAACAGGGTGTGACTTACACATTATCCCTTTCCCAGACCACGGCGGCGTGGTACCTATCGTTGCAATCCAAAATGGTCGACCTGTTATTACGGATGAGTGGAAACAGATTGAACGACAAATCATGCAAATGGATAATTTGGCTCTCGTTGTCATTGATCCTCTTGCTAGTTTTATTCTAGCAGACATCAATGCAGACCCATCTCACGGTGCTTTTGTAACAGGATACTTTGCAAGCTTAGCGACAAGAACAAACGCTACGTTTCTGATGGTCCATCATATGACTAAGATAGACATCAAGTATCCTGTTCGCACCCCAGAACACGCTCGTAATTTAATTAGAGGTACATCAGCTCTTGTAGACGGCAGTCGTTTTGCCATGGCTTTATGGCCCGCTCCTGAGTCTGAGGCTAAGACAGTGTGTGTTAAAGTAGAAGAAACATTTAAAAGAAATAAAGTTATATACGGAGCCGTTGTTAAATCAAATGGTCCTGTTAACCGAGAGGTTAGAATATTTGTTCGTAACGACGAGTCGGGATTACTAGAAGGTACATCACAAGATATATCTGTAGTAGACGAAGAGGATAAAGTAGTAAGACTACGCAGTGTTATCTACGTTATAAGAGAAGCTGCAAGAAATGGCAATCCGTTTACAGTTACAGGAGAAGATGGTTTTGTAGCTCGTGAAGGAGAGCTTCCTCCAGAGTTAAAGAACGTATCCCAAAGTACATTTAGAAGATATGTATCAGAACTTATTGACGACAGAAAAATAGTTCGTGCAAGACTTAAAGAAAACACAGGTCAAGCTAAATACTTAGATGTACCTGATGGACCATTTGCTCATGGCTTTGGAGAGTTAAAAGTAGGTAAGGTTACCTAGCTAGAGGGTTGTCATTATTGCCAACGCTATCTACTCGGCTTTCTGTTCTATCTAATCTTTTTTCAAGACTATCTACTTTAGTACTTAATGTAGCAATAGACTCCTGTAAGGGTGCAATGTTTACAGACTTAACTTTCTTTTTTTCTATATTATCAAGTCGTAAATTAAACTGTCCCCACGTGTAGAAGCCCCCGCCGATGGCGGTTATAATACCCACTATGGTTATGTACTGTTGTAATTTTCCCATTATATTTTTCATATTATTCTCCTTAATTTACCAATGTCTAAAAACACCTGCTATTATAAAAAAACAAGTAAGCCATCCTAAGACTCTATCTGTTTTTAATATAAATCTTTTTATTATATACATTATTTCTTACCTACATATAAACCAAACCAAGCTGCACCCGCACCTACAATAACAGATACAAAAGCGGATTGAGAGTTAGTTGGATCTGGTAACGTCATAAACCAACTACAAGTTTTATAGAACATTACACCATACAATGTTATTAGTATGCGTGGAAAAACTCTCCACTTATCAAAACCCTCAGCGTCGTTGTACCAAGATTTTCTTTCTACTTCTACTACCTTAACTTCTTCGGTCATCTAAAAAACTCCATATTTTGTGTGCCTATTATATTAGATTGTTGATCTAAATTTGTATTAACTAGGCCATAATAATTGTTTACATTATCATCTAAAACTACACTTGCATATATAGTTCTTGGTTCATACCAACTAGAACTATCAGGTATATTCATACTTTGATAAGTATCAAATCCAGCAGAGTAACCCATATAAGCTAGTAAATTAGCTTGTCCTTGTGCATTGTACTCACCAGACTCGCTCTGACTTCTTTCGTTTTCTTCCTGTTGAGACTGTATATTTTGACTTACAATATCTTCTGCAATTTGATCAGCTTCAGAAGAAGTCATTACAGACGATGTAACACTTTGTATTTGGTTCTCCATAGTAGTTACTTGCACCTCAGCCATTACCATAGACGGGGTATTATCCATAGAAGGCATAGGCATAATCTCAATAGATTGTAATACATTATTAGTTTCTACTTGGGCAGTAGCAATACGATTAGAAACAGTAGGTGAACTAACGTTCCCTACGTTTACATTAGAAGCATCAACAGTTGAATTAGATATTTGAGAATTAGAACCATTATTCGATGCAGAATAACTACCAGCTACAATAGACGACACAACGTCATTTATACTAGCGTTAACTGTTCTAACATTACGTCTTACATCTCTTCTTTCAGGTGACTCTTGTATTTCTTCGTCTATTTCTTCAGGAGTTATTTCATCAATAGATTCGTCTAAGGCCTCTTCTTCTTCCTCTATTGCTTCTTCCTCATCAAAAAATTCTTCTTCAGCTATCTCCTCTACAAAAACTAAAAAGTCTTCTTCTATTCTT